ATAACCCTCACTCAAAAACAAAATCTAAATCTAAATCTAAATCTAAATCTAAAAACGAAACACCTGACCATTTAAAAACAATATATTAATCATATTAATAATTCTTTTTCAGTATTTCTCTCAATATATAATAATCTGTATCTGAAAATGCCCTTGTAGTTCGTCTATGTTTATAATCATCCTTGTTATCTATATCCATTGATGATATATAATATGGTGATGCATAAATCAAATTATGTTTTTCTACCTCATATATCGACTCTATACATATTCGTTTCTTGTATTTTTCTATTACTCCTTTTAAAAAATTAGACATTTCTGTAAATTTTTCGTCTTTAAAACAAAATACAATCACTTGAGAGTCCTTCTTTTTCGTTCTTCTTACTACACCATCACAATCATATTCTGAAAATATAAAATGTCTTTCACATTCATTGTTTTCAGCCAATTCTATTGAACCATTTATTACTGCATTTAATGTATTATTATTATTCTTATTATTATTATTATTCTTATTCTTCTTATTCTTCTTATTCTTTCGTAGTTCTAAAGAAATTTCTATTTCATATCCCATATAATATTACTAAACATTTTTTAAATAATATTATACACCTACATATATGTAGCGTAACTTTATTAATATTATACACCCTACATGATTTATTTTGTATTTTTGTATTTTTGTATTTTTGTATTTATTTTTATTAAAATTGTATTATATATGAGTTTTACACCTAATTCGTGGAGAAAAAATGGAGGAATTAATAGAACATCTAGTCATAATATTGTAAGAACACCCAATGCTATTAATAATACATTAGCAGTCACAGGTCAAATTGGATACGATAATAATGGCTCAGAACCATTTATTAATACTGTATTTGACTCTAATATTATTGTGAATGGAGATGCCAGTTTTAACTCTGATGTTTTTATTAACGATACTTTAACCGTGAATGGAGATGCCAGTTTCAATAATCCTGTTTTTATTAACGATACTTTAACTGTTTATGGAGATACTAGTTTCAACTCTAATGTTATATTCGATGGAAGCAGTAGTATAGTTTTTGATGCAAGTACTGCCATATATATTCATGGACCTATATATAATTCAGGACCCACGCATATTGTGTATGATCTTTCGGAAGCAGCTTCACTTATCATTACTACTGATAATGGTGGTGGTAGTCTCCCGCCAGGTACAAATGCGGCATTAGAGATTCAATCAATTAATAGTTTAGGTGGGACCGTATTACCATCGTTACTTGCTTATACAGGTGGTACTATTTACCCAGGTGACCTAGTTTTTTCAATATCTTACGATAAAGTTTCTGTCGGAGATGAATTTGGAAACTCTAATTTTAATGTTAAGGGTAGCTCTTACTTTAATGGCAACGTCGGTATTGGGACGGATATTCCCGCTACCGAATTACACGTTAATGGGGACGCAAGTGGTGTTCGAATTGGAAATTATACTCAAAATGTCACCAGTGTTTCTGATGAAGATAAAAAATTAGAAATAATCAATGGCAACTTAGTTTTAACTAAATCTTCATGGTTTGATACTGGTGGTGTTGCGAGTGAAGGACAAAAAATTTCTTTTCACAGAGGTGGTGATAACGGCCAACTTGCGACTCCTGATTGTGAAATTGTATCATATAGTTATGGTAATCCTACAGGCGGTTATGCAAGTGGAATTGGTATTTTTACTCGCCAAGGCAACACATCTATGGAAAGACTACGTATAGACCTCGTTGGTAATGTTGGCATTGGGACGACTAGTCCTAGTCAAAAGTTGGATGTTAATGGTACGGCGCAAGC